CCCCTTCTTCTATTCCTTTCTGCTATAGCCTGCTCTTTAGTTACAGATGAATAGCTGCGTGCACCAGACGATAAATTGCGTCTTCTCTCCCTTTCTGCTATAGCCTGTTCTTTAGTTATGCCCATTTGACCATCTTCTATGGCGTCTATTTCTGCATCGGACATGGAAGATAGCTCTTTCTCATTACTACTATTGCTTTCTGGCCTAAAGTCATCGTAATCGTCATATACTGGAAAACGATAATCTAATCCTTCCTTAGTCTTTTTCTTCCATGCATCGGCATAGGCGTTTTCTTCTAATAGTGAGTCAATAATCATTTGATTAGTTGCGTCAGTATTTAAAGGATTAACTTTTGCTGATTGCATAATTTTAGCTAAAAAGTCAGTTATACCTCTTTTTCCTACAGCGCCACCGCCTAATGAATTCATATACCTAAGTAGAGCGCTGTTACCTAATTTTTGTGCCTTATTAAGGGCATCAAGACCTTTTTTATCTCCGTTAAACTTCCGCCATACTTGAGAGATAATCCCTGGCTCTTTTTGCAAAAGTATATTATTGAATGCCTCACTCATATTAGGATGCTCTTTCATTAACTTTTTAAACTCTTTTAATTCTTTGCCCATTTGTATGAGGTTTTCGGCTTTAACAAGATTATCTTTCATACGTTTTGTCGTATCATGCTGCTCAGCTTTAGGCAGCTTATCCAAAGATCCAGGAATATATTTTCCGTATTTTGATGCATCCGTAAGTTTATTGTTTTCAGCAGCAGCTTGACTGTTTGCATGATTTGCGTGCGCCTGATTTAACCCAATCTTAGATTCAATCTCCCTATTATAATTTTCAGCCTGGTTTTGTCGTAACATAGCAGTAAACTTTTCCATATCAGGAGCATATTGAGCCTTAGCGCCTTGGATAGAATTTTGGTGACGCATACCCTCATTCTCTAAACCACGTTTTTCGCCAGCATGTTGAGCTTCACGCATTTTTAATAAACCAGAGAATATATCGTCTTTAAAATCGATAGGATCAATGGCAGCAAAATTAATAGGTGTAATAGGCATAATTATCCTCCAAAAAGTGCGCCAAGAGAGCTAAACATGTCAGTAAGTCTACCGTTAGCAGCATCAAGGCCGCCTTGGTTTTTCGAACTTAGTAAATCACCAAATAAACCCATCCTGCTGTTTCTTTTATTAGCTTGATCTAACCTTCTTTGACGTTCACCCTCAAATCTAAATCCTGCTTGTTGTCCTAAATTAGTTCCCAATATACTTGCTAAATCATGTGCAGCATCGCCGCCTCTTCCGGCCTCCCCTGCTAATACTCTTTCGCGCCCAGCCAATCTTCTTTCTTCACCTTCTAAGCCAGACTTTTGAATATTCAAAACATTGGATAAATACTCTGCCATATCAGAGCCAAGTAAATCTTTAATTGTTTCAGCTTGGTTTGCTTGATCATACTGGGTTCCAGAAAAACCACCAGATGCCGCACTATTTCTAGCAGCTCCTAGCATTTGATTTTGTTTGTAATTGTAACCCCTAGATGGCTCGTAATCTTTCATTAAGTTATTCATAAAAGCTGTAGGATCACGTCCCATTTGGCTATATTCTGCTGGAAATTGAGTTGGGTTAGTAGTAGAGGTATTACTATATTGATCTAAAAGACTGTTATAAGCTTTTCTTCCTTCTTCGGTGTAGGGGTTTAAATAGCTTCTAGCCATACCTGGAATTTGGTTTAAATATTCCATGCCAGCCCCATAATTGCCACCACCGCCTCCTCCGCTACCACCAAAGCCGCTCATAGCGCCCATTAAGCCACCAATCGGACCACCTGTCAGGTAACCCATGCCAGCTCCCATAAGAGGCTTAGTTACGCCTTTAAACATCTTTCCTACGCTTTTAAAAAATCCCATTATCTATGCTCCTTATGGATATGAAGTAGTTGTAAATTTTACTAAACTACCGTTAACTTTTCCAACAAATATAGGCGGCGTACTGTCGGTTACATACCAAAGCGTACCATCTGGCATCTGTGATGATATTATAGCTAAGTTTGCCATCGTTATCTCTGGTACAACCCAACCATTGTTACTTAAATTATCCCTTAAAGTTTGATTTAATTCTTGGTTATAATTTTCTTGATTGTCATTTTGTATGTATGTTGGTAAGTCCATTAAGTATGCCCCCATGTTCTTCCAGATCTAATATGAGATATTGTTGATTTAGCTACTTTAAATTTTGCAGCCACCTCAACAATTGTAGAGTTTTTAAGGGCTTTTTTAATTTCCAAAACTTTTTCTTCTGTTAAGATTGCTTTCCCATTTTTCGATCCTTTTGCCTGCCTATTCTTGCTAGCCTTATCTGCCATATTATCTGTGGTAGTACCGACAAACAAATGCTCAGGGTTAACACAACAACGATTATCACAAGTATGACAAACAGACAATCCTTTCGGAATAATGCCATTGTAAAGTTTATACGCCCACCTATGGGCTTTATAGTTTTTGCCCTTTAATCCAAAAGTTCCGTATCCATCTAAATCTTTATGTCTAACCCAAACCCAACATCCAGTTTTAATATCTATTTTGTAATTTCTAAAAAAGCCCTCTTTTTCTAAATAATCATTAGCTTCTATACGCGAAATAAAAGTTTTTCCATAGTTTTGGATTTGCAAGTAGTGTCTATTGCACAACTCTTTTGCAATAGCTTTTTTTAAACAGTTATCTATTCTACACATTTTTTCATTTCTTTCTCTTGGTTTCCACCCTTCTTTTAAACGCTTCTTTTTTAGTCTCTCAGACCTCGTGCGTATTTTACATAACCTACAATAACTTTCGTTATCTCGGCCAACTTCTTTTTCATTCTTGCAAGAACTGCAATAAATACTTCTTCCCACGTTAATATTCCCAAAAAAATGAGGACATTATATCAGTATATTTCGATTAGGCCATTGTTAGCTACAAAACGGCTTAATCCCCAAAATCTTAATTTTAAAGTTAAACTATTACATGCTCCTAAATTTTCCCAGTTAAGAATGTTCTGACGTATTCCTATAGGGTTTAAATTTCTAGAGACGGTATTGCTCCAGGATACACCGCTGTCTCTTGAGACCGTTAAATCAACCCTAGGTTGATATGGGATCGTAAGTGATGCTATATCACTAGAATCCTCATCTGCCATTTGTTGTCCAGCCTCAGTGTATATAGTATCGTCAGGTGGAGTAAATAAATCCTCAGTTATTAGTAAATCCTGTCCAGGGCTATTTATTGATAATCCTGTAACATTTTTATCGTTGCCTTGTTCAATTGTAAACACAAAACTGTTTGGCCTGAATTGACTACTATCATCTTCCCTAATAGTATCACAAATTCTAATCCTTTGGATCTCATATATTTGAGTTGGATCTGAAATCATAGTCGGTAAATTTTCATTATATGTAGTTAAATCCGTTGATGATAAATAAATAGCAGCATTATTTAATGAAACAAAATAAGTGTTGCCATTAAAGTAGGCATAATTTTTAGCTGGATGATAATCTAATGCGTAATCACTAAGATTAAAAAACATTTCTGTATTAAAATCATAAAGAATGGTTAAATTATCAGCTGGATTATAAAATGTTAATTGATAAAATAAATGACCATCTTGTCTATAAAACATGGCCGTTGATTCAGCTACATATTTAATGTGGGATAATTGGTGATCAATACCATCTGTTGATATTGGCTTAAATCCTTGTCCAGTATACACCATAATAGTTGGTGCATTATTTTCATTAATAGCGAGCCACGCTACATATCTATCTGAGGTTGCAATGGTTGAAATCGAGGCACAACCATAATCAACGTTTATGGTGTTATTACGTCTATAATTTTGAAGGCCGCCAATTTGTGTCCATATCTCACAAACTGATGTACCCATAACTAAAACGTTAGCGCCTTGCCCTGGCAGCCTTACTATAGCTAATGCATAATCAGGTTTAGTTTGTAAGGCAAATTGTCCAGGAGTTGCTTGTATTATTGTGGTTGGTGTACTGTATTGATAAGCATACCAAGCTGAGCCATTACTAGTTCTGTCAGCATTTCCAAAAAGGAAATAGGTATTATGATACTCAACGTAGCCTGGTATAAGATTGCCTAAGCCGGTTTGTATCGTTAAATTAGGTGCACTTAGCGAATAGTTATAAATGTAGGCATTAACACCATCTACAATACAAATTTGAGAACTTAAGTTCTCATCTATAAATAACGCCCCTTGTTCAGTTGCTAATGCTCCGATAAGAGTAGGGTTTAAACTAAGATCTAATCTATATACAAGCGCACTAACAACTACAATTAAAAAGCCGCCCCGGATACTAGTGTAAATAAGTCTGCCTTTACCTTGTGATAATAATTCATAAGCTTTTTGATAACCTGCGGTATTTACTAACCACTCATCGGTTATAAACATATTGTAGGTTTTTTCACTAGAAATTTTGCGATATCGACCGAAAGTGCTGCCGCCAACGATGTTCACTGGCTCTTGTTTGGCGTTGGGTGTTTGTCTCATTTATGGAGTATCCCTTAATTAATTGGTAGTCCAGCCCTTTCCAAGATTTACTTGCGCGTAATTGATCGAGTTGCCCGAATTAAAAGT